TAAATAAAAAAATAATTTAAAAAAAAAAAAAAAAAAATAAGTCTACGATACATCATATAAAAACTATAGCACCGTGTGAGTGTGATGTATCCCTGTGATGTATCCCTCAATGTATACATGTAAAATAACTTAATAAATTTTATGATGATATTACAATGGTTGAAATTCATTCAATTCCATATCACATTTGTGGTTGTGGTTATAAAACCAGTGCTCACGGAAATGCTTCAAGACATAAGAAGACTAAATGCGGTCATGAAATTGTTGTCAAAAAGCTCGAGTTTGTTCTCAAGGAAGACTATGACCGCAAGGAAGTTGTTCCGCAAACCGTTTACAACGGCAATGTTGGTTCTGTTATTAATGATAGCAGTATCAATCTGAACATCACCCTTGCGGTACCAGATAGGTCGGCGGTAGAGGCGGTGTATGACGTGTTCAAGAAACCGGAGTTCATCAGTGAAATACGCGGGGCGGATCCTCAACAGATACCCGCCATTTTGTTCAGGTATACTCGTGGCATATGCGCCGACCAAAAGTTCATCAAATACGATTCCGATAAGAATGTCGTTGTCCACAAGGATCCTGTCACCGGCAAAGACACCACAAAAGACTTGAAGAAATACAGAAATGAGTATCTGAAGGAGAGCGCAAATTTATTTGACAATGACTACCACATACCATACGCCCCCCAGAATATTCAGAGAGCGTTAAAGGATATGACGGCGCCTTCTTTTGACACCGGTAAGAAGAAAGAGAAACCTATATCTGGTGCTCAAGTTATAAAGATGTGTGCCACCGGTGACCACAGGATGTACAAATTCCCGATTGAAACCAAGGAATTTTACAATGATGTTGCCAAGAACGTTGATGTAGAGATAAAGTCTACTGATAAGTTGTGACCCTCTTTGCCTTTTTAATTAAGTGTATTACATTTTGATTCAGAATAGTTTGGTATCAGAATGCTGATTGTTGAAAGCGCATACAAGATTGTCAGTCGTGGTGTCGCAGATGTTCTTCAGGGCCTCGTTGGTCAGGAAGGCAACGTGGGGAGACACGATGACATTGGGGAGGTTGACCAGCCTTGCCATGTTCTTGTCCCAGTTCTCCATCCGCTCTTCCATCGAGAGGTCAGAGCGGTTGGTGAAGAACAGGCCAGCTTCGTTGTCGTAAACATCAATTGCCGCGCCAGCAATAACTCCATTCTCCAGAGCAGCAATAAGGTCATTGGTGTTGATGAGACCGCCGCGCGCCGTGTTGATGATGACTGCATTTTTCTTCATTGTGCGCAGAGTCATATGGTTGATCATCTCTGCCGTGGCATCCATGAGAGGACAGTGGAGAGACACCACATCGGAGTTCATCAGGACATACGACAGTTTGTGGTATTCCACGCCCATCTTCTTGACATCCTCAGACTCGTACACGTCGTAGGCGATGATCTTGCGTGCCATTGGCTTGATGAGCTTGATAAACTCCTGGGCGATCTTGCCAGTGCCCACCACGCCAATGACCTTTCCGGTCATCTCGCGGCCCACAAGGCCTTCCATGGTGTAGTTTCCGGTCTTTACGCGGGGAAGTACAAGCTGGAAGTTGCGAGAGAGCGCCATCATATGCGTCAGCGCAAGCTCGGCGACAGAGCGGGGAGAGTATGCGGGGACGCGGTACACCTTGAACCCGAGGCTCTTGGCGTGCTCAACGTCCAGACGATCAAAACCGGCACAGCGCATCGTGATGCTGTCAACTCCAGTTTCCCAAAGAATGTCCAGAACGGGGGCAGACAGATCATCATTCACAAACACATTCACGGCCCTGCAACCAGACGCCATTGGCGCGGTTTCCACAGTGAGGGGTACGTCCACATAACGAGGAGTACACACGCTCTCAATTGGCTTCAGGAACTTCTTGACATACTTGCCGGCAGAAAACACGGCAACGTTGGGCTTGGCAACAATGGGGGTGGTCATTGCGATGGAGGACATTGTTGATTGTTTTTAGTGATGTTTGAGGTGTGAGTGTCTCTTTTATAGACTTGGCGTCGATATGTTGTTTTACCCTGGTAATGTATCACATGATACACGTGTCGTTTGACCACGGCAATGACAAAATCTATAAAAAAAGAGTCTTTGATATCCCAAGTATCAAATTACTACAATTTACAAAAATGACTTACAACCTCCTCCATATTTTTGCCTCTGAGGCTATTTCCTCGTTCCTCGCAATCCTTATTGGCTTGAGCGTGGTTGCCAACGACCATCTTCTCAAGACCAAAGGTCATGGCGTCGGTTTTGGGTTCATCGCGTTTGGGTTTGGTATGGCATTTGCTATTCCAATTGTGATGTTTGGGTTTGTCTCGGCACATCTCAACCCTGCAATGTGTCTTGCTCTTTTTGTCCTTGACAAGATTGATGCTGTTGAAATGGGAGTTTCAATGGCGGGCGAATTCCTTGGCATGTTCCTTGGCGCCGTGGCAATGTATTGTATGTACTTCCCCCACTTCATGCTCCGCCCGGACGACGACATTGAGGTAGCCAATGATGCGGTCTTTGTCAAGGACCAGAAGAGGAAGTTGGCCGTGTTTGCGACTGGTCCCGCAGTAAAGATCCACTTTATCCATTCTTTCCTTGTAGAGGTTCTCTGTACTACTGTCCTTATCGCATGTGCGCTTGGTGTGTATTCTCGCCACACCCATATCACTAACAAGGACGACTTCTTGATGTATCGTTCTATCGAAGGCATCACCATTGGATGGCTAGTTTTTGTGCTTGTCCTTGGTATGGGTGGCGTGACTTCAATTGCTGCAAACCCTGCTCGCGATTTCTCACCCCGCCTTGCTCATTTTATTCTACCAATCAACAACAAGGGCCAGAGCAACTGGTCATATTCTTGGATCCCCGTTGTGGCACCTTTTGTTGGCGGTGTCATCGGTGCCTATGCATTCAAGCTCTTTACCGAGATCACTTCCTTTGCGATTTAAATTCATGTAAACACATCATTTAAAAAGTCAGATTCAAAGTAATTACAGGCCAATTTTAGGGGCAAAATAACTCACAATCGCAATAATGAGCGCGAGAGGGAGATCGCGTCTCATGAACCATATAATTGCAGCAAGAATAGCTGATCTTATCATGCCCTTGTCAATATTCATTCTGTTTATAGTATATGTTTACATTTTAATTGTGATGTTTACAGATTACTTCCATTCAAGAGCATCCGCAGATACTGGGAACTGAAAATTAAAGATGTTTTTGCAAGCAATGGCAATGTCCATGTGCTCCTTCTGTGTACCATTTGAGGATCGCAGATCAATGTAATGGATCCAAGAGCGAACAGTGCCAGTCATGTAGATCGTGGTCGGAGACGACATTGGCAGAACCATACGAGCAGACTCCTTTGCGATGCCACGAGCAATGGCTTCTTCGTACAACTTTACGTTGGCATCATAAATGGCACTTTGCTCTGCCTCCCACCACTCCTTTAGCTCGGCGTCATCGGTGATAATTGAGTTCTGACGATTTTTCTGGTCCTGTAGACGGGCCTCCTGGGGCACTGGCTTCTCAGCCACCTCCGCGTAACGCTGTGAGAATTCCTGGAAAGTGAAAGTCCGGTGACGCAGGATCTGAGCAGAAATCGCACGAGTGGTTTTGATCTCGATGGTCATGCTGGCCTGCTCAAAGATTGACCAATGCTTGTGATCGATGCAGTACTTGATGAGACGGTTAGATGTCTGCAGCTGATTAGATGGGTTACTAACACGTGCCGCATAAGAAATGAGATCCTCGGCAGTGCGCACACCGGGAATGAGTGGCTGAGTCACTGCAATGAGACGAGCAGCCATGATTGTTGATTCTAAAGTGAGTGTTTGTTTACATGTTTATAACTTGCGGAGTGTCAATATGCTTTGTCATTTGCTATATCGACAAAAAAAGTACTCTTGATAGTCAATCATAATAATATCTCATACAGTTGAAGGAAGGCATATAGAACAATCAGATTTTTAATAAAATAATTAGAAATCTGCATAAACTCGTACATATTCAATAAACATTGTTGCAATATCTGGGGTTGTTTCATCAGGGTCCCCCGGCCACCCTCCTCCAACTGCAATATTCACAATAAGTTTAAAACCAACATCAAATGGAGAATTTTCTCTAGCATTGCTAGAGTCAGAGTACCAACCAGAATTAGAAACACTCTTTGAATAAAAAGTAGTAGTTATGATGTCATCTAGGAAGAAAACAATTTTTGTAGGATACCAATCTACAGCAAAAATGTATGTGCCTTCTGAAAATGTAATATTTTCAGGCAAAGTTCTTGACATCTGCATCTTGTGATCTTTCCCCGAACCACCGTAATGAATTCCTTGTGTGAGTTTTGTCTGCTCATTTATCAACTCCATTATATCAATCTCCCCACTATTTGCAAAACCTCCATAAACATTATCTGCAGAAAGACCCCAAAAAGCAGGCCAAATACCCTGACCAGCTTCTGGTAGTGTCACGAGAGCTTCAAACCTTATCTTTGTTGGAATTGTTCCATCTGGAAGAGACATCCCTGGGAACCAGGACCCCCTAGTCATTAGACGACCTGATGTATATATACCATCATTTCCTTTCATTGCAGTAATTGCAAGAGTAGAATCATGAATGGCAATGTTATCAGGAGAATCTACATATACTTGTTTTTCATTATTTCCCCAACCATTCCCTCCAGTCATAACTGACCAATAATCACGATTAAGGTTTGCATCATCAAATTCATCAGACCATATAAGAGTTCCATTTACTCCAACGGTCCCATTTGCTCCAGTTGGACCCTTAGGATTAAAATACCTATCATCAGAATGGTTGTTGTTATTATTTGTTGCAATAACAACGCCAGTTGCGACACCACCTGCTATAATACCAAAGAGGGTTATAACGCCAAATGCGTGAATTTTTGAGATCATGATTATTATTTACTAAATAATAAACAATTTGGTGTTTTATGTTAAAAATTGACACCAGGATCAAATGATAATAGTGTCATTTACCCCTGAGCAGTGTCATTTGACCCTGTGCTGTTTTTTAACATAAAATACATCTTGAGAAGCGTGAGTATAAAAATGTCACTCGAAAAAAACACTAACAAACAAAATAACATGGAGGAGACAGTTGAGTTGGAGACAGTTGAGAATAGTAATTTGGTTTCTGTCATCCCAAGTGGTGTTGTACTTCCCCGTCCTCCATCAGATGACTTGAAAAACTCATACATAAATACTAATAAACTTCTCGTTTCTATTTTCGTATTCTTGTCTACTGGTGCTTTTATTACTGGCGTTATTCTGTTCATGTATGGTACCGGTTCGTGGTGGTATTTTACACTTGCTTTTGTAGGGATTTTTGCTTCCATTCTGACGTATACTATTGTTATGTTTCTTGGCCGTGGTTTTGATTACAATAATCATATTCGCATCATCAAAAGTGTTCGTGATGATACAGAAAATCCCTTTTCACCTTCTGTCGATATCCTTTTACCTGTCTGTGGAGAACATTTATGTGTTCTTAAGAACACTTGGTCTTATGTATCTAAAATCCGCCACAATGGTATTCTCAAGGTATACATTCTTGATGATAGCAATTCTAGCAATGTCAAGAAACTTGCCGAGAGTTTTGGTTTCTACTATTTAGTTCGGGATAACCGACCTCACATGAAGAAGGCTGGAAATCTGCGCTCTGCATTTAATAAGACAGATGGTGAGTTTTTTGTTATTCTTGATGCTGATTTTTGTCCTCGTGAGGATTTCCTAGAAGAGACTCTTGGTCGTATGAAAGCAGATCCAACGATTGCTATTTTTCAAACTCCTCAGTTTTTTGAGCAACGTCCCGATCAGACCTATGTAGAACGAGGCGCAGGTGCGGTTCAGGAATTGTTTTACCGACTTATTCAACCTGCTAGGAATTCTGCTCGTGTCAGTTGGTTCAAGAAATATGAGCCTGCATATGCTTCTATTTGTGTTGGTTCTTGTGCGATTTATCGTCGAGAGTCTCTTGTACCATTTGGAGGTACCGCAGAGGTAGAACATTCTGAGGATGTGCGAACTGGTTTCCTAGCAACCTCTGCGGGATATCATGTGGAATATGCACCCCTGGTACTATCAACTGGCGTATGTCCAAATGATCAACGTTCATTCTTTTCTCAACAATACCGATGGGCAAGTGGGTCTACTACTCTTGCTACAACTAGGGTCTTTTGGAAAACCAAACTTGGGTTTGTCCGTCGTATGTGCTATATTTCTGGAATGTGTTTCTATCTGACATCTCTATTTTCTTTATTTACAGGTCCTGCGATTTCTCAGACTCTGATATGGGCATATCCGCATCTAATTCTATACTTTAATATTGCTTTTGCGATTCCAGGCGTTCTTCTTATTCAACTACTGCTTCCTATTTGGTTTTCACAGAAGTGGCCATTTGCAGCATTCTTTTCGCTGGCATCTCAAAACCTTGCATATACATGGGCAATTAAGGATCGTGTATTTAATACACAGGGAAAATGGTGCCCTACTGGTAATGTATCAAAAAAATCTCAGATGTCTATTAAATTTAGGAATTCACGTATTTTTGCGTTTTTCTTTATTCTTGGAACTTGGGCATCTCTTGTCACAGGATGTATTCTTCAAGTAGTTGTATGGAAACGGACGCAATTTTATAATGTGATACCTATGCTTGCCATCTCTTCTTTGTCTAATATGATGTATATTCCATTTATTTTCAACATTTAAATTGTATTGTATTATATAATGGTTAGCAAATATGATTCTTTTGATAGTCTAACAAATATAGGGAAAAATATTATGAATGCTTCTTGTGGAGAAATTTATAAGTTAAATCATGATGTAATAATTAAAACTAATAACTCTAAAAAAAGGATTATAAATATACTCAAAAGGAAATTTTTTCACTGCTGCTTTCAATAAATATACATTTGTAAAATACCATTTTACAAATGTCATTTGACCCAGAGAATGTCATTTGACCCAGAGAATTAAAATAACATATAAGACAAGTTTTTATAGTAAATGTTAACATCTCCTCGCCACCAACCATCTGCCCATAAGAACACACAGACCCCCAAACACCCAAAGCAAACGCAAGCCAAATAAACTCAGACTTTTTCCTCGGGCCAAAAAAATATTTTGTATACATATCAAACAACAAGATGTACCCGTTCCAAAGCAGAGGAAAACAAGCTTATCGTTCAGACGCACCAAAGAAAAAGGCAAAGACGACCGGTACAACCGGGACTGCGCGCACACGCGAACGCCTTGTCTGGCAAAAGAAGCATCTGCAACAGGCCGAGGAACAGGCAAAGTCGGCTGCAGGAACTCAGAAAATGCTCCTGGAAGACGCGAAGAGGGCAGACGCCACGGCTGCAGACTTCCAACAGAAAACAAAACCATTTATGAAGGCAATTACAAATGCACGTTATTACGGCGGGAGCGGGAACGTAGGAACACTTATGAAGCAGCGAGAGGCTGTCCAGGCAAACGCCGAGAAATACAAAAAACTTGCATCCGACAAACGGAGACAAGCCGCGGCGTTCGCCAAGCGGGCTGCTAAGTGGGAGAAAGAGGCGACAAAGATGCGAGCACATGTCCGCAAGAACACCAATGTTCTAGCGAAGAAGCTGAACACGCTTTCCAAGCAGGGCAGGACCGGCTGATGTGACAAGTCTGGGAATATGGGCGGTTTTTGTTAAAGGACTGTGAAAGTTGTCATTTGCCTTATATATTTACTTAAACAATGTATATCGACACTTTGTTTATTTAATTGATATAAATGCTGTTTCATTTCTTTACTACAGGTGTTTGCGGGACCAACTTTGTCCTCCAGAAGCCCAGCCAAACTGCGAATATTGTGATCACTGTTGCTGCCACCCATGGCCCTCCCTTTGCAAATCTGTAAAAGATACCTCCTTCCACAAACATAGACTGGATAGCAGTGTTCCAGGAGAGAGCAGCCACAATACCAGCAGCAGTGACGATCAAGTCAGCAAAACGTATAGTGAGATCAGCCGTTGCCTTCTTGGCAGTTGATGTAACTTTGTCAACAGTACTTGTTGTCGTTGCCAATAGACTCATTTAATTACTCAAACATTCTTTTTGCGGTTAATTGTATCCAAAAAGATGTTTTGTTAAATCATCATTACAATGGCACTGTCTACACCAGCTCCCTACATAAAATCGCCCACTGGCAAACAAGCTATATATTACCACACATCATGGTCTGTGTATGACCGGAAATTCTTCCCTAAAAATCTCCCCATTGACAAGCTCACAGACATTGCATACGCATTCCTTAATGTTGACGAGACTGGCAGAGTATACAGTGGTGATACCTGGTCAGACATAGAAAACCCATTCGTTGGCCCTGGGGAAGGTGTTGACCCTCAGAACAAGTGGGATTCTCCTGCACAAGATCTCGGGCAACTAGGCCAGTTCCTTAAGCTCAAGAAGCAGGGGCATAAGTTCAACATGCATATCTCGGTGGGTGGATGGTCCTGGAGTGGCAATTTCTCCACCGCTGTGAAAACGGATGCAACTCGTAATACATTTGTCAAGACTCTTGCAGAGTTCATGAACAGGTACCCTGGACTTTTCACGGGTATCTCTCTTGACTGGGAATACCTAAGCGATGATGGAGTTAACTACGGTCTTGGAGGAAACAAGGCATCTCCAGACGATGCTTCAAACTTTGTCAAACTGGTGAAACTCATCAGACAAAAGATGCCAGGGTTCAAGGTTTCTCTGTGTACAATTGCAGCTCCTGAAAAGCTACGTTTCCCTGTGAAATCTGTCTCTGATGTACTTGACGAAGTTCACGTGATGACATATGATTTCCTTGATGGCAGTTGGGGGCCCGGTCCCACCGCGGGACATCATACAAATATCTCAAAATCTCCTTTTGTGCCATACTCGGTTGAGAGTGCGGTTGACACAATGCTAGGTCTTGGCGTGGAATCTAGTAAGATCTTTATTGGCGTTGCCTTTTATTCTAGAGGTTTTGGGAACACTGACGGGCTTGGCAAACCATACACCATCGGTTCGACAGACAAGACTTGGGACAATGGCAGCGTGGACTATAAGTTCCTTCCTCTACCAGGTGCCAAAGAAATGTGGGATCCTGTGGCAAAGGCAGCGTATTCATACGATCCCAAGAAACGGGTACTCAACTCGTATGATGACCCACGGTCAGTGAAGCTAAAATGCGATTATGTGTTTTCAAAGGGTCTTGGTGGGATACTTATTTGGGAAGATTCCGCAGATCTACCATTTTCAAACGAGAGGTCATTGATGCGTGTTATTCATGAAAATCTGACTCACGTTGGTGGCAAACTTCCAGAGCCCGAACCAACTCCCAAGCCCGAACCAACACCCGAGCCTAAGCCAACACCCGAGCCTAAGCCAACCCCCAAGCCAAAACCAACCCCCAAGCCAAAACCAACTCCCAAGCCTAAGCCAACGCCCAAGCCTAAGCCAACGCCCAATCCTAAGCCAACGCCCGTACCAAAGGACGGTGTGTGGGGTGTTGACGGAGAGCCATTCTTCTACAATGCTGGTATAAAGATGAATTGTCCATCTGGCTTGGTTTGGAATTCTACTACAAACTCATGTGACTGGCCAAGAAAGTGATAGTATATCGACACATACGTTAATTTAACTTAATAAAAATCACACAAAGTATAACAATGGCCTCATTCTTTGACGAAGTTGTGAAGACCACCAAGGTTGCTCTGGACATCAATGTTCAGCTCGAGAAGGACGCAGAAGTTCTTGCCAAGAATTTGGAGCGCAAGGTGAAGCAGCTCATCAAGTCTTGCGCATCTACGGGCGCTACCACTGCTACTTATGATATGAAGACTTTCCATGTTGATTTCATGTCCAAGTACTCTCTGAGCGATCTGTTGTATACCAAGATTACTCCAACATATGTACCAGTTGTCCACCGCATTTTCTTTACAAACTACACTCCCCTGAAGGGGTTTGCCATTTCAGAGATTGACAAGAATGTGTTCAAGGTATGTTGGACTCATGGCATCGTGAAGTCAGAACACACTCCTCCTCAAACTACGCCTCAATCTGTTCCAAGGGTCATACATCCGGGTTGTCCTTGGTATGCCCCCCTGCCTGCTCCTCCGGTTGCTCCTCCGGTTGCTCCTCAGCCTATTCCACAAGAATATACATCTGTTCCTCTTCCCACCGAAAAGGAAATACAAGACTTTCTAGTAGACCTTTTTCCATATTTGCAAAACAACGGCATGATTGTGTAAAATTCCTATCAGCAAAATATTTTCAACTGTAAATGAGCACTCAAGGAAATGTGGGAGAGAATATGCTAGCAAACTTTTCCCGTGGACCATTTGACAATTTCAGAGATTCTTGCGAGTTCTCACCTGTTGATGGGATTGTGGAAGAAATCCTTGGTCGTCTAGGATGTCTGCGCAGGAACCAACGCATCGTGGACATGAGCAGTCCAGTCGGCGGTCTGGAGATTATCAACTCTATGCGTCTCATGCGTGATCACGATATGTGCGTTCTGAATGTTGCCCGCGTTGGAGATGACCTCAAGGAACTTGAAAAGGAATTCAGGAACCTCACGGTTAAGATTATAAATGATGAACCACTGGACGATATCCTGTCAGCCTCTGGGTTTCCAACTGAGTTTGCTCTGCTGAGCATTGACTCTTCTACGGTGGATACCAAATTCCGCCCATATGTCATAGTTTCCACTGTTAATCCCTCTGTTCCTCCCACTGCGAGTGAGACGGGTGGGTTCAAAGCAACTAATGTATTTTGGAGTGCAAAGGGATATAGTCCCGTTGCTATGGCTGGTGATAGTGTTGTATACATCAGGAGCGACCTAACTACAAGTGCCGAGGTACGAGGCGTGGTGTTGCGTAACCCCGACATGCTATTTGACTGGAGCAAACACACCAAGCAATAATCTAAGAACAGAACAGCAAATAATTCATTTTGTCAATGTTTTGATATATTGACAAAGCGATAAAACGTAGTATTTATGAGAAAAACATATAACCAAGAAGAGCGGCAATACCAACACCACCGGCAACGTACACACTTTGAGATGCCCCATGTGTTTCTTTGAATCCACGAGAATATTCTAGTTTTTCCATACGTTTTTTATGCCTCAATTCTTGTTGCTGAGTCTGCATAGCAAGTTTATGAGCTTTTGCCTCTGCTTGTAACCTCCTGCGTTCTACCTTGGCTTCTCTGCGGCCAATATCCTGCGAAGTTCTTGGCGAGAATCTACCTCCATTTGTATATTCGGGTTGGCGACGAGACGATGACCTCTGGGGCGACGATGACCTCTGGGGGGACGATGACCTCTGGGGCGACGATGACCTCTGGGGCGAAGCAGATTGTTTGATATAGATATCCCTTTGGGGAGATGATGACTTCCTAGCAGAACTTGATTTCTTAGCAGAATCTCCTCTCCACTTTACCATACCAGATGACATTTAATTAATAGATATATTTTTAATTATTTTCGTTGTGTATACTATATGGAGATAACTAGCGAGAACAAAAACCAGATTCGCGATGACTTTGTGAAGAGAATGTTGAAAATTGCCGAGGATGAACTAAACGCAGTTGGCAGAAAGTATAGGGGTCTTGGTCCTAACCGCAGACAGCAATTCAAGAGCGCACTTGCCAAGGAGTTGGAACTACCTGTACCTGATATCCCACCGCCAGTTCCTGAAACACCAAAAACTCCTGATAATGTCGACACACATATCCCCGCAGAGATTGTAAGTCAATTGGCACCTCTTGGTTTCACAGAAAGCCAGGCAGACACAATCCTTTCCTTGATATCTCTCCCAGAGAACTCAACTCTGGATTGGTGGAAGAACTACAACTTTGCCAAACGTCTTGGTGATGGGAGAGGGTGGACAGTCACTATTTATGGTGCTTGCAGTGGCACTGGCGATCTGCTGATGGTTCTACAAGAATTGCAGAAGATAAACCCAAACCACAAACTCGTTAAGTACATAGCACCGATGACCAAGACAAAGGGAGAAGATGTCAAAGGTCTTGAAAATCTTGGTAAAGACATAAACAGCCTTGGCGATGACAAGGAATGGCAACAGGCTGTGTGGAAGATTTACATCAAGCTGTATTGGTCATTTGCCCGGAACTTTGCTGACAAACTTGTCAATCGCCCCGGTGCTAAATTAACATCACCTCTCACACGGGGTTTTATGGTAGACACCGCTCTGAATCATGGTTCAGACATGAGTTCTTTCAATCCTATTTTGAAAGCAATGAAAAACAAGGACGAGATGGATGAAGCAACATGGTTCCTTGATTTCTGTAATTCGCGTAGAAAATTGCTGAAATCAAGATTCCAAGATCTGGATACCAGCGGCACGGGAGACCGTTGTACGCTGTGGGCAAATTTGTTTCAGTCGGGGAATGTCAATCTCATCCGCCCCATGAAATTGTTCAAAGGATACTGGACATCTAAAGATCCTGTGCTTAAATAATCTTTTGCCAAGTGCGACCATACAATGTTGATAGTTTCCCAGAGAGCGCCTGCCCTATGGCTATTCTTATATTTTTGACACTCTTAACAGAACATCCTTTTAATTTTATGTACTCGGCAGCATCCTTCTGACTGAGATATTCCTTCTCATGTACGCCATCAATATACGAAGCACACTTGATCCGCATGGTCTTCGTGCCATCACGCTTGCCATTGATGTGTGAGTCCTTCACGTTGTCAGAAGCGGTGCCAAGGCGTAATTTGTGAGGCCGAAAGTCATCCTTGTTGTCATCTTCATGGCGGACCATCTCTTCCGGCTTCTTTGCGGCCCACAATTTTGGATGAAATGTCTGGAATGCGAGGATGTGACATAACCACTGTTTTCCATTGATCTTGACTCGCGGATACCCTTTAAGCCGTCCCAACCGTTCGCCCCATAGCACGTTGCTCGTGTGGTTCGTGACCCATCTTACGCGATTCATGTTTGAGATCTCCCAATGATCTCCTCGTTTGGTTTCAGAACCCTCGATCTCCCTCCAATCCTCGCCCGGGAGATCTGGATATTCCTTGTATGTAAAGCCATGTTGCTTATTTCGAGCATAATGGTTTATCATGCTCTCGGTAAACTTGCGTTCATCTGGTGTCTTTGTATCAATCATATACTTTACCCACTCTTTCACGGTTTTCTCAACACCATCTTGGACAACAATGAACGCTGATCTGTGCGACTCTGGGCGGATCTGATTATTACGTTGTTGCGATGGAGTTGCCCATCGGATGTTTGTCAGTGCGTCGTTCTTTTTTTGTTCGCTCTCAATGTGGTCGGCAGTATGTTCGGGCGTTGGCGGTTTCCCTAAGAAGGTTGATGCTACTGCGCGACATACAAATATTCCGCGTCGTTTTCCATCGTTGTCAGTCACGTCACATCTGTTGTACTTTTCGTTCCTATAGCTTGGTGTCTTTCCTGATATTTTGTGCTTGATGATGCCGAGTGTGTCGATAGTATATTTTTCGAAGATGACATGTGACTCATCTTCGAAGTAATATTCTAGCGTCTCTTCCATATATCTTTTATTACAAGGTATGAATATATAATCACCGGTTTGTCGATATACATTAAAATGATGTGTAAGCATGAGCGGGTTTGGTTTGCATATGTTGTAGTTGTAGACGTTTATTAACTATATCCTCATCGTACAGAAACTTATGATCGTTGCCGTGAGGATCCAAATTCACCTTATTTATATGTTTCTGCGTAAGCCAAATAGGACCAAAGAACAACTTTATATCCCAGGAGTATTCGCCACCCGGCACTTTGACGGAATCATTCACAGGACTTCCAATTTGCTGCGTAATGCTCCACCGGTTGACTTCCTCAAACTCATTGTAATGTACCTTGGGAGGAAACATCACAGCACCTTTGGGCCACTTGGTGAGTATGACTCCCATCGATGTTTCAGGACTACTCGCAATCACGAATCCCCCATTTGGATATGTTGCAGCCTTCATGACTTCCCACCCCCCTTTATGTCTCACCAATTGGATAATGATGTTGTTGATAAATGTGGCAGACAAGACCTCTATGACACCCCAAGTGTAGTTGGCAGGGATGTTTAGAGAAACTTTATAGTCTACGATGCCCGGGGCAACATTGTGTATCCGCTTGGTGTGAACTATGTCTGACACGAGCGTGTCATTGAGATTCATTATACCGTTTCTGATTTCACTTGGAGATGATTCTGATGCCAACTTAGTGGTTATCAGTAGTGTTTTTTCGTCAACTGCAACATCGGAAATCTCATCTTTCATAATGACATCTTCGCAGCCCCGCTCGGTATATTTCTTCTGCACCGCTCTTTGACCAGCGTGCAAGTCAAAGACTGCAGAAGTGTTCATTCCACCGAGGGGTGACAAAGAAGGCGCGGCAAAGTTGGTTCCATTGAATGAAATCTTATACACCGACCCGTTCGTATGTTCTGCCAAGTCAATGGTAGCCGCTCCTGCTTCTGTGGGAGCTACAAAACTGCAGATGTTGCACAGATAAATTGTGTTTCCTTCCTGAACATACTTCCGTTGGAAAGCGTCTTTCTTTTTTATTGTGATTGGTGGGCGGGAAAGCTTGGGGCCTGGGGTGGAGACAACCCTTATCACATTAAAGTTACCTCCCTGATTCACATTGAAGAACTCGTCACTCATATTTAAATTACTCTTTTATTTTTTATACGATAAAGTATATGGCGCATTTGGATTATTCTTTTATTTCCTACAATGAAGACGGCATGATAAAAGCAATCGCTGTGCTGGTTGGGTCTGTTTCAGGAACTGTTAGATTTGAAGAGGAAGGATCCAAAGTAAAGATCTCGGTAGACATGGCAGGATTAACTCCCAACAAGGAACATGGGTTCCATGTTCACGAGGCAGGTGATATGACCGATAAATGCACAAGCGCGTGTGCACACTTCAACCCGTACAAGAGGTATCATGGTGGGCCAGATTCCAAAGAACGTCACGTGGGTGACCTTGGAAATGTGAAGGCAGACAAGAATGGGAAGGCAAAATATTCATTCTATGATTCCATGATAAAACTGAAGGGAAAGTGTTCCATTCTGGGTCGTTCTATAGTCATACATGCCGATACCGATGACTGTGGAAAGGGCAATAATGCCGAGAGTCTCAAGACTGGGAACGCTGGGAAAAGACTTTCATGTGGTGTGATAGGCTATGCCAAAGAAAATTTCTGTTAAAGTTACCTCCCTGGTTCACATTGAAGAACATGTTTTTTATATATTATATATATAAATGGACGACAAAAAGTCTTTGTATAAGTTGTGGATGGACGAAGAAATAGACGAAAAAACACATAATTATGTAAAGAATGCGGTCAATCTGAAACCCAAAGGGTTTTATGATGTAAATATCAAAGCTTTGACGTCCTCCAACCCATTTATATTACCTAGTGATGCAAGGAA